ATAGAAATCCTTACCGAAAATACGAATTGATGCGTATTGGTTAGCATGCGTAACGATCTTAGCAGCAACAAGGTCATGCTGTTCAATAAGACGGAACGCAGTATTCAGCGAAGTTGTCGTCAATGTACCAACATTCGTGACGATTTGATCGGCACGACTATCAGCAGCAGCCAGAAGAGCGTTAAAAATATTCGTGTCCTCTTCCTTCTGAATTGCTTCTTTAGCCTTGATTTGAGCACGGTCTACGATGTAGAACCTACGTGCTTTAATCTCACTCAACCTGACGGTTGGGTAGGCAGCAATTTCGAAGGTAGGCACGAGAAATTCTTCGCCTTCCTGGATAGCTTCAGGAACGCCACCACGACGTGAAATAACATGTGCAATACTAGCCACATCTCTCTCATATCGAGCCAACGCACCCTGCGGCAGTTCATCTACCATAAGCAATTTTCTTCCAACTGCTTGGTATTCCAAAGATCGTCTAATTGGCTCCACCATTGCTTGAGCCAAAGCTGTTCTTCCTTCATCAGTTTCCAGGGCTTGTGCAATGATCATTTCTTTATCTTGATCAGACAAACCGTCTTTCATAAGTGCCATAACATTTCTCCTTTGTTCATAGTTTAGAGTTCGCATACTGCAAGCCCTAAACACACAAACAGTGTTTTTCGACAAAAAACTTAACTTGTCAAAGAGCGAACGATCAAACACAAATCATTCCAATAATTTATGTTTCACTTAAACACACAGAAATCAATGTATTTAAGTTAGTCGAGCTATACTATTCAGCACAACAATGTTATTCTAAATAGTTCTCTATGGTCTATTACACTTCTAGCTTATACGTAATAAACGTACCAAGCGAGAGTGATCCATCTGTAGTATCTGTACCAGGCACACCACTTGGGAATGCTCGTGGAGCGATAATAACTACGGCAAACACTTGACCTTGCGTAACATTACCTGTTGCCAAACCTGCTGAAGTAGTATACAGAGCAGCACCCGCAGTATAATCCTGCGGCGAGCCGGACACTCCATCAGCCCCATCAAGCGTTGCATACTGGTCGGTATCGAACTCACCACCACCGTTGTAAACCGTAATACGCCCTGACGCCAACGTTTCATTTCCTGATTGATCTGATACACGATTTTGTGTAAAGATCTGCACACCGGCGGCGTTAATCGTAATCTGATCTGAGAACGGAGTGGCCTTATTACTATCACTAGCACTCAAGGCTGTACTATCGCCAAAAATACCTAAAATACGTGTTCCCACAGTACCATCATGAATTTCGGCATTGCCTGTAGACAGCAATTTACACACCATACCTTCACGAATAGCAGGCGATGCATCACGGTTAGGATCTACTGGATAATGAGTCGCAACTACATGAAATCTTTCAATTAGAGCCATTTCAAATCTCCCTTTTCTATATTTTTACACTTTTCCATACGCCATACGAAGAGCAAAATCTGGCGTTTCTTCTGCTTCTTGATTTTGCTTTGACAATTTAAACAACGAAGAGAGTTTAGTCTGTAGTTCTGCATCTGAGTTACGATGGCTGCTCTTTTCATTGATCACCAAGGGTTGCTCTAACCCTCTTGACGCCGTATTGAATCCTTTTTTGCTTTCTTTTACGGACTTAGCAATTGCTTGCTTAAAGTCTTTAATTTGGGCAGGCTCATATTTAGCAAGTTCATTAACTTTATTTTCTAGCTGCGTAACTTCGATCAGACCGTTCTGAAGCATTTCAGCCGCAACTGAGAAAGCAAGTTTACGAGACTCTGTATGAGTTTTGGATTCTTCATCGCTACTTGCGATGACGGTGCCTTTATCTCTAGTTTGTTTTTCAGGTCCAACTTCATCACCTTCTTCGTGTCCCATCAGGGCATTATCTGCTGGGATTTCTGGATGATCTTTTGGTGAAGTTGGTTTATCACCTAACGTTTCTTTTTCATGTCCCATAAAGCTATTACTAGTTTCTGTATTTGAAGGTTCATCGGCGGTAAACTTAGGTTCATGTCCCATTGATTTACCATCCCTAATAGGTTTAATATCTTCATCATCAGCAACAGGTTTCTTTGGCTCTAATTTTTTATTTTGAGCTTCAAGAACTCTAGCAGCCATTCGGGCCAATCTATCTTTTGCATTACCGAAGCCGGCCATTTCATGCAATTCTTGATGCAGGTCAGCTTCAGCTTCTAGTATTTGTTGTTCTGTTGATGCGATATTTGTTTGTCCAGCGCCTTCATCGCCACCTGTATATCTCGCATCACCACCTGAGAGTCCTGTTTCATCTTCATGTCCCATAGTTGCATTTTCTGATGGGATATGAGGTTGTGGTTTACCTTGGGGATTCAGGTCAGCATCTTCGTGTCCCATCAGAGCACTATTTCTAGGCACAGAAGGTTTAGACGCTGTTGGCACTGTTTCATTTTCATGGAACATTTCACTTGCATGTCCACCATCTGCTGGATTACCAGCAGAATAAGGTTTAGTATCTTCACCATCTTGCACATTTTCTTGTTGAATTTCTTTTTCACCAGCTTCTTTAGTTTGGTTAATAGCTTCTACCACTTGTGTAAGGTCTAGATTAATACTTTGTGTTTTGCCTATATTGCCACTCATATGCATAGCTTCCTTATAGTCATATCCTTCTTCCTCTGCCATCGCAGTAGTTGAAGTCATATCGTTAGTGTTACCTGGCTTAAATGTTTCTCCTTCGTCTGCGATATTTTCTATTGGTTTGCCACATTTTTGACATGTTTCTTGTACTTCTTCTTCAGCTTGACAATGTGGGCAAGTTCTGCCACCGCCTTCTGTTGGTTTCATATCATTTACTTCACCATTTTCATCGATTTCACTAACCACATCTTCTACATCTTCGACACCATCAACAACATCTTCAGGAGCTTCTTCATCGAGCGGTTCTTCGATTGGTCCTTCTACAGCAACTTCTTCGATAGCCCCATCTCCAATACCCTCATCTCCTGGACCCAGATCATCGGTAGGATCACTACCAAGAGCCGTATCTAGTTGCACATCTAATTCTTTTGCAAGATCTTCAGAGAGTTCAACAGTAACAGTCCCCTCGCCTTCGTCACCAATCACACCAGCAATATCTTCACCAATTTCATCACCAATTTCATCACCAATTTCATCACCGATCACACCACCGATTTCATCACCGATATCTTCACCATCATCTCCATCGAACGGATCGGCATCGATATCATCTTCAAAACCACCGTGATCATGATCTTCTTCGATAACAAACTGTGCCAATTTTTCTGCAAAAATATCTTCATTACTAGCCATTGCGATTTTCAATGATTCACACACAGTTGTAGCATCTTTAATATTCAGTCCCAATCTCACTTGGTCTTCTACGCAGCATTCACTACCATCACGATCTTCCCAAGCTTCACCAAGTTTAATAGCAAGATTAGAACTATACATAGATGCCTTTTGCAGCGAATTACAGACACAATCGGCAATAGACTTACCTTCACAAGGACCACTTAATCCAAGTGCATTTTCACCAAAGCGTCTTGCAAGTTTTTCTAAGCACGTTTCCATTGGGAACTTATCACCATAGGAACCATAAGCTTCTTTATATTGTTTAATAATTTCTTTTTCATCGCTTGCAAGTTTAATTTGACTTAACAGTCCTGCTTTTTTCATAGCAAGAATTGTTTCAGATTTCTTTTGAATATCAAAAGCATCGAAATCAGTTTCAGCAACACCATGTTCTTTAAGAACTTTCACAAACTGCAATTTAGCTCTATTACAGGAGCTACAACCACTATTTGCAGTTTTCGCCATCCATTCCCACTGGGCATACGGATGTTTATTTTTCATATCAGCAGCATAAGACAATTTATATGTCGTACCTGAATCTAGGCAATACCACTTATTATCACCCAATGACACTGTATTTGTAGAACCTGTTGCAGGACTCACAGAACCAAGTTTAATTTCTAATTCTGCGATTTTCTTAAGAGCACCAGGTTGCAATCTAACCATGGCTGCCACGGGCATTTCATCGGGAACAGCGCCTTCTCCAGGAAGTTCAAAACCTTCTCCCTCTCCCAATTCACCTTCACCTTCAGGTTCTGGCGTCAAGCCAGACCAACGAGTAACATCTACAGAAACCTTGAATACCATTTCCGAGCTACAATTATTACATTTACCTTTACCGGCAACGATATCAACATCGCTACTACTACACACAGGGCAAATCGACCCTGGTGGTTTAGCTTCAAGGTCTTCAGTACCTTCAAGTCCCTCTGCGCCTGGTCCACCGACATCGGTAAACGATTCCATACCTGGCATCTGGCCTATAGCACCTGGAGGTGTTGGTAGAGACGCACCAGCACCTGGTGCTTGTGAAGCCCCACCTTGACCGCCCATTTGTCCACCCATCATCTGGGCTTCTTTAGTTTCTTTATTACCACTTGCTTCTTTTTCAATCTTATCAGCTTCTTTTACAATTTCTTCTCTTGTCCCAGCAAACGCAGGAGCGGTTGTAACACCGACAGACTCATCTTGAACAAGAGGATTAGGTGCTGGATCATGCGTTTCTTGAGATTTCCGTGCCTCTCCAGCCTCTGTCTCTGCTCTAATTCTATCTATTTTCTGAAAATATGTTTCTACAGGTTCTGTTTCTACAGGTTCTACAGGTGCAACTGTTGGATTTCTAAAAATAGCTTTACCTGTGTTATTTTCCGCATCCTCTGTAACACTTAACAGATCAAAATTAGGATTACGAACAGCACCAGGAACTTGCGGGCCAGCGATCTGTAACTGTCCAAACTTCTGCACAGCCTCACCGAAAGCCTGTTTGTCGCTACGATCAGCCTCAATTTCTTCTGAAGCAAAATTAATTTGATAAAGTCCATCTTCGGGTTTACTAATTTCATTAATAGCCTCATCGAAAGCAGCAAACTTATCAATTGGCGTATCTAATGTTGAATCTGAAGCAATTTTAATTTGCACCAATTCATCAACTTTAGCCATTGCTTTCTTATTACCAAGGGCATAAGAAACAGCATCATAAGCATCTTCTACTTGCACACCATGAATACCATTTTTAGCCACTGAAAGGACAAGAGCGTCTAAAGCAGAAGGAGTATCTGCACTTGATGCCACTTTCTTGAAATAAGCGATATTCTCTTCTACATTAGCAATAGCTTCTTTCTTATGAGGCAATGAATTCACAAGCGTCATATAAGCAATTTTATCCGTATTTTGATTATCTGTCGCAAAAGCGATAGCTTTTGCGATTTCCTTTGGCGACTTGTTATATTTAGAAATAGCATCAGAAATAGCTTCAGATGCAATTCTAATTACTGAATTGCGATAAGACGCACTTGCCCATCTTTTAATACCATAATCTTGTTCTTTAAGTTGGCCTTCTGTAATAACCTCAGGTCCAACAAAACGATGGCTACTTAAAAGATTGCGTAACTGGTCTTCAGTGATCGTTTCAATCCAACCGCTAGGCAATTTAGCACTAGCGAGGCGACTAAATTCTGTCCATTGTTTTTCTGTGATAACTTCAGGAGCATCTTTCCACCGCACTACATAACCACTATTAATGTCATCAAGTTGTCCTTCTGTAATGACCTCATAGCTACCTAGACGTGTCTGAGGTGATTCGCTAGTTGTATCATCAAGTTCAGTTGCATCCCCCTCACCTGACACCTCAGCTTCTGTAATCTGTTCCCACGTTTCATTTGTACGTGGATGCAGTTTGGCGTTTGTTGAGTCTAAAAGCTGTTTTTCAGTAATCATTTCCTGCTGCGTAGCAGAATCGGAATCCGGATTACCTACAGCCGCCGTTTTCTCACTCTGTTCTGTAGTCTTAGACATTACGTTCATTAACTCCTTATTATCCAAAATATATTTACCAGCTTTCTCAGGATCATCTTTAATCATTTCCTGTACATTATCAGGGAACTGAGAAACATGGGCTGACTTTAAAACTCGTTCACCTTCTGCTTCAATTACATAGACATCATCATCTGAAGACTTATCGATAAAAATATGACGTGCTTCTATATCAGAAGCATCGTCACTAACACCTATAAAGGAATCTGGCACAGTTAAACTCCTAGACAATTTTCTTACATTGTTTTTCAATGTACGTATTTGATTTATTAACTTAGAAGACTTTGTGAAAAAATCCTTCTTATTTTTAAAACTTTTAGAGGATTTTTTTAGATGTGTAATAGAACCCAATCCCCCAATGTCTTCAGTTGCTATGCCTGCAGGAGAAACTTGCGTCGTAACTTGCCCCATTTGAGGCTGAGGAGGTTGTTGTTCAGGTGGAGGATATGGTTGGTCTTGCAAGCCTTCACTTAAACCACTTTGTGCCTCTGCCTCAGCAATAGCAGGAGAAGGAAGTTGTGAATAGCCCATTTCCTGTAATTCATCAACAATACCTTGCACATCAGCCATTGCTTTCACCAAATCTGAAACATATTCCATAGATATTTGTTCTTTTTGGGAAAGCATACTTTTAACAACACCTTCCATTTGCGACATACTTTGCGTCAGATTATCTATTTCTTGTTGTCCCGCCACTTTCTTTAACTGGCTATTATCATCAGCAGCAGCTTTTCTTGCTTTCGTTAGATGTTCTACTTCTTTCTTTAAATTAGCGATTTTATCTACAACACTAGGAACATGGAGAATATCACAGACGCCACAACGATGGCATGCTGGATTTACAACAAAGCTATTTTCAATAAATTTAAGACCAAAGTTATGTTCAAATATCTGATGATCTTTATAATGATTAATTTTAGATTCAGCTTGCTTTTTACCACATACTGGACAAGGTTCATCTCCAGCGTCTTCACTTTCGTGATATCTACATTCATGATCTCCAGAGAATTTACGATTTTTACGTTCTTTCACATGCGAGCAATAAGTATCTGCTGTAGGAGCCTTATGGTGGCAGATAGAACATGTAGAGTATTCTACCGAACAATTATGGACCGCCACTCCCTCAACAATGTAAGAACTATCTCTTTCTACTTGTAGGTCATAAACAGGATCGCTATTAAATCGACTACTAATGCTCTTGATGGGCATAACCATATAATCGCCAGCAATATGAAATGGAGCATTACGATATTCTCCATCAACTTGACGAGCAGAAGTTAAAGTATCATTAAGTTTTTGAGATTCAGATGACCCAAAAACAAGAGTCCAATATGGCTTTCTATCTCTTTGCTGAGCTTTTTCTATTACCTCAGTAGTTGTGCCATATAATCCAATACGATTTGAAATAAATCGCATTTGATAATGCAGTTGTTCTGAACAACTTGTAGCGCTCAAGTTTTGGTACGTTTTTTTATTTAACCAATGTTTAATAGATCTGCAATTGCCATCACCTTCTATCCAAGTTGAAAGAATATGCTTCTGAATATCTTTAGGCCAAAACAAGCATTCATCTGCCAATCGCTTACGATCAGAATATTCTCCGCAATAATGATAAAACCAATCAGCAACCGTTTTACCGCTTAAATGTATAACAAATGTATCTCGCTCTGGTCTGTCCTGTGTCCAAGGCTCGTTACCATCAGGAAATGCCTTACACAACAACGAAATAATTTCCTTACCTATAGTATCCTTTTCTTTTGAAAGAGAAAGATTAAACTCAACAGCGGTTCTATTGTCTTTGCGTTTTAAATAACTTCCTTCGGCAAGAAAATAACCAATTAAACGAGCCTTAGTCTCGTCTGCATCGTCATGGGGAATTTCCAAAGATGAAATAGGGAATGCAAGCATATCCCCCACCGATAAATCATTTGCTTCGGTCCACATAAAATCATAGCTATCGAGCAAACCTATCGCATCAGCTTCTTTGTATGCTTCTGTTTGATATGCACCAGGTTTGGTTCTCTTTTTATACCTTTTCGCCTTGTGTTTTGGCAACCCAAGATGCTCACCAGTAACAGCACAACAACTTTGCTCCTGTAATACATAAAATTCATGATTTTTTGTACACTCTATTACACGTGGCAAGCCTTCAACTTTAATCTGTAAAAGGTCATCATTCGTTTTATCTTCATGAATCTGGACATTCTTAACATTGCATGGACGCCCCTTATGACTAATAACCCTATCATTAGGATTGACATGTTGGATCTCCTTAAAAGAACCATCAGCCATCAATACCCTCATACTGCCGTGAAAACAGCCCATACTAGTCCCAGAAATATATTTTTCTTCAATTCCACGAGCTAATTTAGGATATGCAACTTTATCAACTCTTGCAATAATAAAGATACCATTCTCATCATCATCATACCAGGAGTGAACACACTCACCTCTTGCTTTTTCTACATCATCATTTTGATGATTAGTAAATAGAGGGACACCTATAAAAGTATGTGCTGCTTTTTTCAATTCTTCTTCTGAGAAAGCATCACCATTATCATTAATCGCATCTTTCTCAATGGCAAAAATCTTCAAGAAAAGATGATCTGGATGCTTGTTAATTGCCTCTTTAACATCAAAGCCTCCTAATTTCTGTTCTTCTGCTTCTTTCACAGAAGCAGTTTTAATAAAATCAGGAAGTTCAAAGATATTCCAATCTTTAGGATGATTCAATGCTTCGACACGGATTGCTTGATCAACTGAAATTGCTATTTTGTTAAATGACATAAAAGTTCTCTGTTAATCTATAATGTATTATCTCGGATATCCGACTCTCTATATCTTTCTCTTAATTCTGGATATTTTTCTTCACTTTTTTTCCTTAGACAGTCTGCTTCTTTTTCTGTAATGTACCTAGTTCTTGCGATCTCGGTAAGAGCGGCCTGTACTTGTTCTAGAGAGAAGCTATCGCAATCAAATCCTATAAAGTTTTCCGAATGACTAATTTTCATATTTTATTGCCCTTTTTGTCTCCACGGCTTAATATTTCTTCCTTTGCAACCAGGACATGCACCATCAGTAGATTCATTTTCACTATATATCACTCCACAATCTACACACTCGTAGTGATTTGGCTCTCCTGAACCTCTTGGACTCCGGCCCTGTTACCGTCCTATCTTCTGCCATTCAGATTTAGTAATTTTTAGTACTGTTTTTCCTGATGCATTTTTAAGTAATTTCATTTTTCTCCAATCCATTGGTTATAACGTTGTAGTTGAGGATCATCGTCTTCTCCACAGCTATTTCCATATCCGTCATTGCCTCATCAATAGATGTAAGTGAACCATTTCCAACTTTAGGATGATTTCTTATAGCCTCAATCAAAGGACGTTTTCCCAGTAAGGAGGTTTGTTTATACTGCGCAGAATAAATTATTTTCATTTATTGTTTTCTCCTAGACCACCAACACAAACCAACATAAGAGCAAAAAAACACTGCTGACAGGCAATAGAAAATTAAAGCTGTAGTCCAATAAGAACCTGTCCAGTCTAGAAACCCCTTGAATACGACATCGTAACCAAGAGGGCAAAAGAATGTTGCCGTCATAAGACAAAATGTTGCTAGCCTGTCCACTCGTTGTCTCCGAAGGTTCAGGTTCCGTCTTGTCGGACTCCGAATCTGGTTCCATGTTATTCATTCCTTGTTATTTATTATATTGAAAAACTTAAAAATCCTCTTATCCTCGAACGTGACGCGGGATTTCAATATTCATCAGATCATTAAGAGTGTAATCAGCACTGCCTCTTGGAAATTTAATAGCCCATCGATCAGCAGCAAAACTCAATGCACTATGCATACTAGAAAAATATTCTCCAGCAGGTGCATATACTTTCTTTTTTTTATCTTCAGGCAATCTTTTGATACCAGCAAAAAAACGTTTCTTTAAATCTTTAGTTCTTGCGGGACCAACAACAATAAAATAATCACCATTTGTTGTATAATCATGACCTTCCCAGCGAAAATAACTACCTGGACCTAAAGTCTTGTTGTAACGTTTTTTCATAGGAGCAGACTTTTCATGATAATGTTCTGTCCATTTAATGCCTCTATCTCGTATTCGTCTTTTACTCTTACGACTTCCAGGAGGAGGTGGAGTGTAGCTTCTAGCTTGTTTGTTTAAATTAAACACTGACATTGGAATCTCCCGTTCTCGTTCTTTCTGTTTTTCAACATATGCTTTCGCATCTTCTTCATTCGCAAAACGATGTTCACTGCCATTAGGGAAAACCACACTAGTCGTATTATTATAAAAAACAGGCTCACCTATTTTTTTTGCTTTATTCATGGCATGCCATCTAGTTCTCAGTTCCTCGTCCAGTTCCTCGTAACCTGATGTTGTAATCACCCTCATTTCTCAGGCTCCCCAATTAAAATCTCTATACCCAAACCGCCATCAAGATCCCTAATAGCAACAGCAATATCTTCTTCAGTCATGCTTCCAATAAATCTAGTAAATGATGCAAATTTATTAAACTGCTCGTCATCCGTAGAAGATTTTTTCAATGCTTCAGATGCTTCTACAATATTTTTATATACAATATCTTGAATCGCATCCATGTGCTCGTCAATTGCATCTTCGCGGAATCTTAATATCCTCCAGCCAACACTCGCAAGTTTCTGATCACGTGCTTGATCTTTTTGTTTTAAGTCTTCACGCTCATGCCATGCCTTGCCGTCCGATTCTATTCCTATTCCAATTTCAGGATAAGCAAAATCTAACATAAAAGGTTGCTGTTGGCCAGGCAACTTAACTTGATACTGACCAAATAAAGAAAAAGGAACGTCAAGAGTATTCAACATTTTATACATCTTCTGTTCTAAGCTAGTTAGACGAATAATCTTTGTTTGAACAGGCGCAGGTTCTTCTTGCTTTTGACCCTTGCCTCTTTTACTAATTTGAAGACCCCCAGGCTGTGTAGGAGCACTAGCTGCCATAGGCATGCCACCGCCAACTGGAGGTGCTTCCATACCAGGCGCACCTCCCATGCCCATACCACCTTCCATTCCGGGCATACCACCTTCCATTCCGGGCATACCTTCCATTCCGGGCATACCGCCTCCACCCATAGGCATACCTCCCATACCTCCCATAGCACCACCACCGCCGCCGCCAGCCATTAATTGTCCTGATTGCATTGCTACTACTTGTTCTTCTCTTAATTTCTCCTGTTCGATGTCATAATCAAGTTCAAATTCTTCACATAAGGTTTGACCCGAAAGAAGAGCTTTATCATATAGCTGTAAGAATAATTGCAACATATTAGACTTATCTCTAAGCTTCATGTCATTCCACTTAAGAGTAGGATATAAGAAAACATCTTTACCTATCTCTTCTGATTCTTCTTCATCTATAAAACCCTGCATCATAGCCATGGGTAAAAAGATTTTCTTCTCAACCCATTTAGATAATTTCTGTTGCCATCTCTCTAAACGTTTAATAAGAACTTCTACGCCTACCTGGGCAGAACTATAAGCTCCAGCCTCTCCGTTCATCAGAGCTTGGTTCATCATGAAACCATCTAGTATCTCTCTACCAATATTTTCTAATTCAGAACTAATGTTGTGGATCTTTGATGCCGCTCCCTCCCATGAATATTCAAATGCATGGTGCGTAACTATGGTCAAGTTAGGATCATTAGCAACAGCAGACAATTGAGACTGCACACTCGACAGGTCATCTTCAGAAGCAGGACGATCTTTATCTCCAACTTTTACAATTCTTAAAGGCAAGATTAATCGTTCAGCAACAATCCAATTAGCCGTCATGATTTTTGTTTTATAGGCTAATATAGTAAACATACGTCGCAGCAAAGCCGTACCATATGAAGAATAAGAACTACCACTATGCTTAATATGACTAATAGAGCGGTTTGATAAAGGTATAGGTTTACCCGATGCCACTAAATCAAGCAATTTAGGAGGCAGCTTGTCGTATATCTCTTTAGGTTCTCTGCGTTGCACAAGCATACGCAATTCTTCATCAGGCATTAACGCAATAACAGAATCTTTAGCTAATACGTTAGTTTGCACCTCGATATAGTCTGGGTTCATAATCACAATGCGACTAAAAGTTCCATCAGGATGATTACATTCTACACCATCTTCTGTGAATCCCGATCCTCCACAAGATTCACATTGAATTTCTAAAAACGGAAAGACATCACCAATTAAGTAATGTTCAAAACTGATATATGTGCACCATTCAGCAAGATCTATATCCTCAACAAAACTTTCAAAATACTTAAGTATCTTTTTATTCTTACATTCAAGTTTGAATCCAGACATCGGGAAAAAACTATAAAAATCTATACCTGCTGCAACCTTGGGTTCGTTGTCATAATAAAAACGGCAATTACTAGCAACAAACCCACTAGCAACAAAAGCTCTTTCAGGATCAATTTGTAAATCATAGCCCTTGCCAGTGTATTGAAATTCTTTGATTTCTGAAATAGGTTGCGCTAAATACGTAACTCCATCTTCTTCGTAGAGAAAACGTAGTTGACGTTGTTTTTTAGGTTTAAACCCTGGCGGTAGTTTATCACTACGCATATAAGGCTGAAGTTTTGGAACTTCAGAAGATGGAATGATTATTTTATAACACCATTCAGAATCAGTTTTATAATGCTCACCATACAAAGGAAAACGATTCAAAGAAGAAGATATTCCTACCGACAGCAACATCCAATATATCTGTTCAGCCATATCACAAGAATAATTACTTGCAACAAGCTTACCTTTCCGTGGTGTAAAACAACCATCTCCATCAAAATAACCTCCTAGTATATGGAGTCTAGATTCTTTGTCTAGAGAGAAAACACCTGAAGTAAATTTCTTATTAGTACGTTTTCCAGTAATATATTTATTATAGAATTCCCAACTCTCTTTTCCTAACTGACAGACACGCCAACCATCTCCATCCCCATGTTTAACAGATCTTGTTGTTCCGCTGAAACTATTTTTAGCCCAAAGCTCCAATTCAGGCACATGATAATCATTTTTATTTGTTGTAAAATTCATATTATAACTATGCTCTGGTTTGCTCAAACAACCATCAGCTACACATACACCAAGCAACCAAGCTTTATTGACTTCTAAAGACACTAAGCCAACTTTAGGCAATGGAGCAATTAAGAAATCTTCTTTAGTAATATCTTGAGCTTCTTTTCTACAAATCAAATGATCAGGAAAAACGATACAAGGTTTATCTCCACCTTCAGGGATGCCTTTGCGCCTACGATGTTCTGCATTCTTTTGACATTTTCTCTTATGTCTATATGTTTTGCCATCGATTACCAATATCTTATGTTCTTCAGTAACCGCTAGAGGACGCCAGTAGCCATAAGCAGAAATTTCAAAACTTCTTTTACCTTTGCATTTTCGAACACCAAAATGTTTTGGTTTCCTGAGTTCTCCTTGAGCACCTAGTATTTCTTCACTATCAATATTTGCATATAATGTTCCCCCTGTAATTGGATCTACACAAGGGTCATCAGTCACAAGAAAATTCAAATCTTTGATATCTACGGAAGTAAAATCTGACCTAAGTATCTGTGAATAAGGAAGATATAGCCATTGACTTACTTCTCTTCTCTTCGAGGCAATTTGCCAGTTTTGGGGCGTATGTAGAGGCGAGAAGAACATTGGTTGTGTAAACACAACACTTGCGGCAGAGCCAGAGAATTGAGAAGTTTTAGTCAGAGGCGTATTTGCTACTGTAGGGCTAGCATATTGTTGTCCCACTGTATTAGCAACAGGTTCACCTCCATTGGCATTAACAATTTTTTGTTTTATATTTTTATCTGCGATATTAATTTTAATAGGGGGCATAGTTTACCTTATTCATCGATACAAAGTTGCATACAAGCTTGTTCCGCGTCATCACAATCCAAAGAACACGATCCATCTGAAGAATCGACATTTTCAGGCTCACTTGTTATAGTATGAAAAGTTTTAGATTTATACACATCAGATACATTAGTATGTTTGTCTTCTTCTTTATCTTTTTCCGCTAAAATAAACTTATGTTCTTTACTATCATATACTAGACCTGTATCTGCCAAACGTCTTCCTGGTTGTATATAAGTAGGATATTTCGTATGTTTTCCAGGTTTATCAGGTGCATTTTTAGATGGACCTAATTGAGCCACTTCTGTGCACAACCTACCACAATTACAACGACAGCCGGGATCAAAACCACCATGAGTAGGAGAGGCTAATTGATTACCGCACTGACTACAATAATATTGTGGTTTTTGACGATCCTCAGACTTGATATCTAAGATACCTTTAGGACCGGGTTTACTATCAGTATCAAAAGGATCTCTGAGAGGTGCTAGAGGTTTGAGTTGAGCTTCTTTTAGTTTACTTTTTTTTTTGGAGCAACTGCGCGAAGAAAACCTGGAGAAGCAATTTTTGTCATTTTATTATTAGAATGCGCTGCTGTTGATTCCACTATACTAAATACATCAGGAAGATACCCTTTACGAGTAAGCACATGTCCCTCAAAAGCAGTACGAACATCCTTATTATCTATCAAATATCCAGCACCCTGATCATTCCGAAAATCATCTGGGTCTTCAATAAACTTGTCTGCAAGACTTATTCCAAATCGAACAGCATTCCCATGACCCCCAAATTCTTCTTTTGTTTCGTAAGCAGGATCAATCAATCCCATTTCATCCATTACATCCTGTGGAGGGTTTCCTGCCTTCTCGATATCTTCTTCAACTTCTCTAATCCGATCAGGATCCTTCGTCATAATCGGTCCAATAGCAGTTTTCACATTACCTTTTTTACTTGCTTCAAGCCAATTAAAAGGAGCAGACGTATCTGAATTAGGTCCATAGCCTCTGTTATCTTCTGCTCGATTAGCTTGCAATCTACTTTCGAGGACACCATATTCAGGAGGACGAGGCTTACGTTTTTGTCCTGGTTTCAATTGCATATTAGATGTTTCAGGAATCCACTTATCGACTTCAAAACGTTTTTGAATATATCCACCTACCCAATTACCATCTTTGTCGCGGTAGGGTCGTGAATACTTATCCATGATTGTACCGCGCCAGATTGCTTCGTAATCTATATTCCAGACATCATCAAGAGTAAGTCCGAAGCCTTTATTTCTTTCTACGATATGCCAATCTGATACAGGTTGGCGATAGAATGGATCAAATCGCTTTTCATCTGGTCCCCAGAGGAGAGCATTATCTAATGTTTTTTGTTGAGCAGTTTTGCTCAGGTTAAAACCTTTACTGATTTTAACAGATTTAGCAGCTTGTTCAGCTTGCTGTTTAATTTCTTTATTAGCATTCTCTATGATTTTTTTATACATTTTAGACTCACTAAAAACATCTGAATTTCTGTCTAATCCTGGTCCTTCTTTATAAGTAGCTTCAACTCCTGATTCTGTATGAGGTAAGACCTGCATCATTTGATTTGCGGCTGTTTCTTTTTCTCTTGCTGCGCCTGGGTTATGCTCAAGCATTGGATCATAATAAGCTTCAACAGCATCTTTTAGATGCGATCTTGCATTCACTGTTGTTTGTCCATCTTCAAGCACTACTTCTTGATCTTCTGGCACATCTCCAGCCAACGTATTAAAAACAGTAGAACTATCTACTGTATCTAAATACGTCATTAATTCAGCCGCTGTGCTAAAATGTGGTTCTTCGAGTTGTCCTTCTTGTACATCCTGTTGTTCTAATGCAAATCCCTCTGGTGATGTTTCTGCACCAAATGGATCTGTAGGAACCGCAGGAGGAGGAAATCCTTGTGCTTTTTTTAGGTTGAATTTTTTAGTTTTCGCCATATTATCCATAGCAGGTTCGAGCAACTCGTTAAGAGTTTCATTGAATGCATCTACATCTGGTTTAGCATCCACTAAAGCCTGGGTGTTATTCATCCGATCTAGAACCTCCCCTGATACCCCTAGCGAAGCTAAATCGTTTGGTTCGGCACCAGTTATTATTTCCCTCTCTGCGTCGTCAAGAAACGCCAAGCCGAGATTACTTATTTTTTGTACAATCCCTGGTAACGATGGATGCATCATTGTTCATCAACTCCTATTTTTCTGGCTCAGTAAGAGTAAACAATCTACTCATAATCTCTGCTGTAGTCACTGGTTTACTTCTTGACACAAAAGCATTTTCTTGCCTTGCAGCTTTTTCTGCATGCATTTCTTCAGCATGTTTTTCACCATGCGTCTTTTCAGGGACACGATTAAAATCTTTTTCTGTATCAAACATACTGATACCAGATTCAGGAGTTTTAAACTTATATCCGCCATAAGACGCTAATGAACTCACTTGAGAATCTTTTCTCTGGTCAGTTTTCTGTAAATTTTCTGTTAACTCTACAATACGCTGATTTTCAGCATCTCGCCTATTATCACGCACTCGTTCTTTTTCAGCATCTACTTTTTCCTTAGTTCCCAATACTGCTCTCAGTTGATCTAATTTTTCAGGATTCCAAATTGAATTAGAAGATTCAGATTTTATATGTTTAGAAGGTCCACCGTTGTCACTAACACTACCACAACGAGCAGACATTACTTTACGAGAAGTATTGAAGAAAGATTCTGCCTCAAAATTATTTTGCAATTTAGGAGAAACTTGTGGATTTATTTGCTGTTCTTCTCTTGTTTCAGGCGCTGGCACATCAGCTTCAAGAAAATTCATACGAGATTTTTGTGCATACATATTACCTGAAGTTTGCTTTGTTAGCCTAACAGGAGGTTTAGGTTTATTATTCCTAGCTTCATTAATAGATTCTACTTCTTTTGAAAGCTTATTATAATCTACACTAAGAAAATTGATAGTATTCTCTTGTGAAACTTTTTGTACCATTATTACACCTTTATTAATTTAAGTACTGAATTCGCAAGTTCATCTTTTCCGTTTTTAATCAATTCATATATCGTATTTGCATGTCTTGATGCACTATCCCCTGGACTATCTGACTTATCTGATGCTTTACCATATGCTCTATCCAAGACATCTTGAGTAGCATCTGTTTGTCCTTCTGGTTCTGGCGCAACTGAGGTAAATTTAGCTGTCCAATTATCATCTGCTTCTTGTGCTCCATCGAAATGCAAACCAAATTGTCTTTGTATATCTCTAATAAGCGGTCTAACAAATTTATCTTTATCTATTTTACCACCATTAGGAGCCTTATTAGGGATAACAACATCTACTGTTTCGTTGCCGTCTCTATCAATAGATGTTTGCGACATTTTACTTTTATAGTCTTGTAACCTTCTTGGTTCGAAACCCAACTCTGTAAGTTTTTTAAACACGAACATAGTAAGATCGCCATCGACTTTACTGTCATCGACCTCTGGCTGTTGTTCTTCCATTTCTGAATCAATAGCATCTTGAGCCATATCTAGATTATAAGCATTCATTTCTGGATTCTGATTATCGAGCATAGGCATATTACTGGTATCGCCAAAGTTCAAAGGAGAAGCATCTTGCCCACTTTGCATAGTAGGTTCAGTAAATGACTGCGCCTCCATAACACGGCGTTTACCGCTTGGTGCAATAACCATTAAAGGCCATCCTTTCTAAAGGAAAACAAATTATTTATCAGCAACCATCGCCTCAGCATATTCTGCTGGATACAGATTCTTCCAATAATCAAGCAGCCAAGCTTTAGATTTACCATCAAGATTAGCAATTTTCACGAAACGAGGCGAAGTCTTTTCAGCTTCCTTTGTTTCTGTCTTAGCAGAAGATGCCATGCAAGCTTTAGAATCACAACCATTTGAGCAAAGCTTTTTACCACCCTTGCATTCACAATCATCAGGGCAAAGGCAATGCCCAGCCGTTTTAGTTTCATCAGAAGCTTCAGATGATTTTTCCTGGTCTCCATCACCACCTTCAGGATCATTTATATGTTCCTTTTTGCCTTCCCATTCTGGCTGACCACTGGAATCAGCTTCGTCTTCTTCAGCTTCTTTTACTTCACCTTTAACTACAGATGCCTTATCTTGATCGCCATCACCTTCACAGTGTTTGCCAGCCTCTGGGTCGTTGTTATTTTCTTTCTTACCTTCCCATGTAGGCTGTTTGCTATCGTCAGCTTCATCTGGTTCTGAAGCATTGCCTGGACCTGTAGCTTCTTTTACTTCAATTTCTGCTGTAGCTTCAGTATCTTCAGTTTCTTTATCTTCTTTATCTTCTTTTTTCTTGAACTGATGTTCTTTTAGAGCATCAGGAAGTTTCTTCTTTGCTTCCTTTGTTTCTACGGATGCCGTCTTGACTACAGCTTCTTCTTTCTTCGCATATGTGCGACTCACCCAATCCTCGAAGGATCCGGTGTTTCCCGTCTTAATCGAATTTGTGATCATCTTCATAAATCAAATCTCCTTAATAGTAACATTCTAACTATATTATATTTATTTAAAGGATTTCCTTTAAATTCCTTTTTTTATTTTACGGAACAATTGTTTGTTGTGCTGGTTGTGGATTTATCATATTTTGAAGCGATTGAATAATACTATTAATCTCTCCTGTGTTCAATCTCCTGCGCTGATTGGCAGGAGCGGATGCCAAATAATTTTGCAAAATCGCAACAATACCTTCCAGTTGTTGTTGGGCTTCAGGTGAAATCGGTTGTTGTCCAGCATCAACCACACCATCAGGAGGACTATCATCTACATCTGTTACATCATCCACTCCATCCTGATCAGCATCACCTCCCTGGCTTAAATCATCTCCTGTAGGTTGCTGTTGTATACCTGCCACAAGATTAATTAAAGCATCTCTCATTGTTGACAGAACACTATAAGCCTGATCCCTTGCTGCATTCTTTTGATCTGGTGTTGCGCTAGGTTGATTATATGTATTTATAGCTGTATTAATTGCAGTATCGAATTGACCCAAATAACCTAATGCACCCTGCACCAAGGGAACAACCTGTGAATGACCAGCCTGTTCCGCTTGATTGGCTAGTTGAGCAAGTTCCATCCGTTCAGAATTCAATTTATCTCTAAAAGCAACTAACGCACCGCGAGAAGATGGTTGTTGAGGTTGTTGAGGCGCAGTAGGTGCAGATTGAGGAGGATAATTAGGATCAGGATTAACAGGATCTAATTGGGCTGTACGTTGTTGAGGTTGTACAGGATTAGCTATATTTTGACGCAATTTCTCCTGTAGGGCAGGATCTATAAATGGTGGAGTTTGCCCGGGAGCAGCTTCTTTTAACAACATCTCAAACTGAGAAGCTTTTGTGCTTCTTCGCAGTCTTAGTAATTCATTAGCTCCATTAATAAGCTCTTTTAATTGTGCTACTATGCCTGCATACATATCAACACCTTTTGCTCTGTTCCACGCAGTAGGACCAATTCTCTCATCAAGCCATTGCAATGGGCCAGCTTCTTTGATCATGTCGTAACATGTATCATAGACTTTTTGACCTAATTCTTTATCACCTTCTTTTTCCAAACTTTCAGCAATTTTCATCAACTTATTAAGATTTTCAATTGCTATTTCAGACTCACGAGTTTTAAATTCTTCTATAGTTCCATAAACAGCATTAGGAATAGACGTACCTGATTCAACTTTCTTACGAACTTCTACATTAAATTCTTTATCTAACTGAGCATCTTTCGTATGCTTTTGACTCTCAGCATATTTTTCCCATCCGCTATTATTGTTATTAATTGACTCTAAATACTCATCCCAACAATCAGTCCACACTTCCTGTGCTGCTCGTTCAGGACTACTTACTCGTTTTTGTCTATAGCAATTATCCCAACAACGTCTATTTCTGATTGCATAACCTTGACCGCCTTCATATTGGGCAGTTTTGATTTCCAACATAGATGCCATTGTATCTGTGACAACACGAGCAGACCTTTTAAAGCCTTTAGACTCCAATGAATCTCCAATCTTTTGAAGATCATGAAAAATTTTACTCATGGTTAATTATCCTCTCACCACTTGAAACTATAAATTTGTGTTCAAAGTCTTCACCTAGAAACACATGATATCTGATATTATCTATAATAAAAGCCCTTATATCCTCTACTGTTCGATCAAATGTCACTAAAATCCTATTACCAGTTGTACGAGCATAAAATTGCCCATGTGGTTCTACTTCTCGTGAAATATCTCTACCTCTTTTAGTTGTATAGTGTATCCTCATTATTTCATTATTACGTTCTGCATAATTTAGAGCATCGCCTGTTGTTGCAAACTCAGGATACGCATCTTCAGGAGGATAAACTAATTCTGGCTCTTCGTATTCTTCTTCTGGCTCCAAAGTGCCTTCATCGTCGTAATCATCTTCTAACGCACCTTCTAAGTCTTCAGGTCTCAATACAGGCAAATCTGGCTGCATTGGAGTCAAATCAGTTTCTTCTAATCGCCCTTCTTCTTCTGGATCATCAGGATTATAAAATCGTTGTGATATTACAATTCTTGCATGTTTCAACGTCACTATCTTTTCCATTATTTAATGTTAGAAAAAATATATTAAAAACCCTTTAACTAAATACATAATTATTGCCATTTCTAGCACGTTCTAATGATTTGTCTAATTCTGCGAATGTATCTTTAACTGAACGTGGACTAAGCGGCTCTTCTTTTTCTGTTATTTTTTCTTTTTCTGTTATTTTTTCTTCTTCAGCTTCTTTTTCTTCTTCTTCAAGCTCTTCTATAAAAAGCTCATAGAACATATCTACAATTTTTAGCATTGCGCCAAATTGTTTAATACCTAAATCTAGATTTTGTTTATATGATTTGAGAACAGTCAAGATTTCATCTTGATTAGCAATAAGTTTCTTTATATGCTCAGGAACTAATTCGGGATGTGTTTTCTTCTTAGCAACAGTCTTCTTAGCAGTAGTCTTCTTCTTTGCGAGTTTAACTTCATCCAATGGCTCATTTTTAACATTTTTAACATTTTTTGATGTTGCGACTGGAGTTTGTTTCTTAGGCTGTTTAACTTTTTTCTTGGTTGTTGGCATTTATAATCATCCTTTGTTGAATCAATACGCAATATACTAATCGTCACTTTCTCGATGGAATGTAACTACTCCAATTTTATCATTCAACTTATTTATTTCTATTTTGTGTCCAACTTTAATATTATTTTGATGAAAATAACCAATATTTGTTTCTATAGCTATAGAGCAAAGATTTTCGCTAGATACGCTTTTAACATTATGAGGAGTAATATGAGCTATTTTTGATATTCTGTGATTATCATCAATAAATGCAATATCTAACGGAATATAGGTATTTCTACCCCAAAAACTTAACTTTTGAGAACGAGAAAAGACAAAAAGCATACCATTGTCAAAAGACAACTGCTTTCTAAACATAAGACCTTTTTCGTGTGCATGGGGAGTAGCTGCTATTTCTACTTTAAGCATCAATAGACCTCGTGATCAAACCCTTGATATTCTAATTCTTGTTTAAATTCGTTCATTTCAGTGGGCGGCACATTAAATTCTACCCATCCTTCAAAATTATTTGTTTCTACCTGTTCTATATCTGAAGATACATATTCATCTGCAAACCAATCTTCTATTGTTGATACTTTATATTCACTAACAGGGGTGATAACCTCTTCATTTACTGCTTGAGGAAGCATTCGATTGAATCCCAACGATTCGTCATAAGCATAAGCAAATACTAATCTACTGCCTCTGAGTTTAACCATTTCTTGTTTAACCACATCATACCACAGCAATTCTCTATCTGTTTTTGATTTTTTCTGCGTTTGGAGTTTAGGAGCATATACAAAAACAAGTGGCATTTTACAATCCTATTTTAAAAACTGATCCCACCACATAGTTTCATGCTGTTGGTTTGCAACACGAATAGATCTATTATGTGCTGTTCTAACTGAAGGTTCTTTCGTCGTTGCTAACGCTTTATTATAATCAACAGGATTGTCTTCAAAGATAGAATCATTATCTCCCAAGATCATAACTCTTATAACTTCTTCCCCTTTACTTGTGATTTCAATCTTATTGCCTATTGATTTAACCAAACCAGCTTTTTCCATAGCACTAACATCTTCTGTAGACATTGTGACAGGTTTCTGAAATAACCCTGTACTAATCTTATTTTCTTCATTTCTCCAGACATTAAACAATTTCTTAGCAGTTTTAGGGTCTATACTATTTTTCGATTGAATATTATTAATTATATCTGGTACTAGAACAACAAGATAATCAAAAACAGATTGAGAATTTTTATATATCATATTAACCCTTACTCAAAGCATATCGTTCATAGTATGGTTCTTCATCTTTGCGATCATACCAGCTATAAGGTTCATTTCTTAGTTCACGCCAATAAAATCCCTCACCAACTCCATCCGAATTATTATAATTTTCGAGTCCCATCCTATATCTAGAAAGATTTCTAATATCTTTCATTCTTCCTCTTAAATTTTCATCTTCATCTTGCCAAGGCCAAACTCTTTCAAGCATTGGCAAATCAAGATTTGACCAAGGGCCAGATATGCCCCTCGCCGTTTTTATCTCATAGGAATTTGTATATAGCTCTCCACCAGCCGCGAATCGCAACAAATCTATTAGATATACACACTTATTAAGTTCTCTGTGCAACCACGCTATACCAATTTGAAAATTAGGCAATAAATTAATTTGTTCACTGCCAAATTCTGTAATATCCTTAGCAAGATTGCAATGAATAACTTTTTTTAAAGAAGTATCATCAAGATCATCAAAGATATCAAGCAATTTCGCTAAATCTTTAAGAGCATGAGCAAAAAGTTCACTAGATCGTGCATCAACAGAAGCATTAGGCATAGGAGTATCTTCCATTAACAGAGATACAGATTCTCTCCACAAGAAACAAAAAGTTTTTCTTTTTTTATCTATTTGTTTTTTTAGTTCTTTGATTTGCCCAGCGACATCTTTAGTTTGCAAATTCCCATTAGAGTTATAGCTTTGACATTTCTCCCCGTCGAAGTGAATGCCATAAAAAGCCAATTCTTTTTTTACAAGTTGCCAACTATCCATTTCTTCCCATCCAGCAAGGCAATAATATTATTCTAATTCCAAATCAACAATATCATTCATTTTAGCTTTTAGTTTAGGATGAGCACTTACTCGTTCTACCAATTGCTCATGATCCACAAAATCAACTTCATTTGGTAGATTATCCGCATCAACAAACGCATTATCAACACCATCAGCAGTAGGCTTAGGTCTCTTGCGCCCTACTGGTTTTAATGTTTTAGTTTTAGATTTACTTTTTTTAGATGTTTTCTTCTTTTTTCTTTTACGCCTAGTTTTCTTATCAGGCTCATCTTCTTTTGTAAAATCTACCTCACCTGTCTTCACATCCAGGTCGTCTGATCCTTTAATTTGTTTAACATGTTCCTTTTGAGCTTCTTTCACCATTGTGCTTGGCACAACTTCTTCTGCATGTGCATCCCACGATCTCACAGTCGTTGTAGGTTCTTCTGGCCTCTGAAGTTGATTGTCATTTTCCACAGGTTGTGATCTCATCTTCTTTTTTGGCGGATTTAATGCAGGTGGTTGTGACTCTACTTCAGGTGCTTCTACTGCAAGCAAACTCATATCAATTGCTCGTTGAATATTAGGAAGATCAATTTGACTCTGTTTCAGGAATTTCATATCTCCTTTTTCAAAGTCAATATCTCCTATCACTAAGCGAGATTTACCAATATTCGTCACTTTGAACTCTGGCATAAGAATACCAGTTTGCACCAATTTATCAATAAATGAAATCCATCCTTTCTTAATTGCCATCTGTATATCATGATTATAAATTTCATCTTCTTTTACTGATGCAACAGCATTTGCTGTCATCGGGTGCCCTACAGAAGGAAGACTCAATTCTCCCTTAAAATCCTTAGCAACTTGAAACCTCATAATTATATCCTTTCTTGTCTGAGCATCTCATCAAATACATCATCGGTTAATCTGTTAAAAGATCTTCGATTACGAGCATGATCTGTTTGCATATTATGAGGACCAATAGGATCATCTGGTTTATGTATATCGATATGGCCCAACGGATCATCTGGATCAGTAAACCTTGTATCACTGGCATCATAATGCTGGACGCCATCTTCTGTTCTTCTTCCAGATGGATATTCTCCGTCGAAAGCATTAGTGTTTTCCATATCATCAATATCTTTTTCTGCTTGTTGCCTATATTCATCCCCATACATGCTGATATCACCTTTGACTCGTGGATCATCTTTGCTTCTAACTGTTGTACCAAGACCAGCACCAGGCTCACCCGCAGCATCTTCATTCCCCGGCATAGTTAGTTTATTACCTTGGCCATCGCCAGGTTTACTTCTACGGCGATATGGATTATAATTAGGACTAAAGTTGTCCATGTTAAATGTATCAGGCGTACCTGAGAAACTTCTAGCCACTACAAACAAATGGTTGCCACATGAGCAACCTTCGTCAATATCTGCAAATTGTGTTATCTTGTTGCATTCTTTACAAACGAATGCAAATTTATTGAGTGGCATTTATATTTCCCTGTCTAAAGTTAACGGATTCTCATGTGTAGAATATGCCACCTTTCCAGCATCACCGCCAACCTGTTCTGCGATCTCTATTAACATTTGTTCTGCTGTTATTCGGTCAGCTTCCAGGTTTTCTGTCCAATCGACAGACAAATCAACATAGATACTTCCTCTGAATTCCCTTTTATGCTGAGCATATTTCTTTGTAGATATTCTCTGCAATTTAAACTTCTCCAACAAGCACAGAATCCGGATAAGATTTTTGTGCCAAAGCCATGGTATCAAAATATTCTAACTCTTTGTCATTACATTTATAACTACCATCATCATTTTTAGACAAAGAGCGCTCCCACACATTAACTCCATGATCACCTGCTAATGCAAGCTGTTGCTTACTTTTACCATCTAAAAAAGCAAGTAAACGAGCCTTAGAGGAATTAATATCATTTAATTGTTTTGTTTCTTCGCCGTTTAGTTCTCTGTCGTCGATACTAGCGTTTGCGTATAATTGAAAAAGCATAGCATCAGCATCTTTAAGAGAAGCCGTCACCATTTCATAAATTTTATCTTCTTTTTTCAAAGTTTTTTCATCTTCTTGCATTTTCTCATTAATAGGCATTGTATTATCAAGATTTTTAAATCTATCTGGGTGATTCTGCAATTGGCTCTTATGTTTATTAACTGGCACAGTGGTTTTCATACCATCACTAATCTGCACACCGACATATTTATCCCAAAACAATGTATCTGTGTCTTGAGCAGATTCAAGTTTACGCACAACATTATAATGTTTCTGATCATGAGCCTCAGCAACTTGTTGAACAGTCAATAATTTAGAGCTATAAGCTTTATCTGTTCTTCGCAGATTATAAACTTGTTTATTCTTATCCATCTTTGCTTCCAACGTACCTGGATGGTCCTCTCCCACTTGAACCGCTTCTAGCTGCTTTTCCCATGGCACATTCGTATCCTTAGCCCTATGTTCTTCTTGTTGTAAGAGCCAATCTGTGGTCCCTGGCTTGTCAGGTGTAAAATTATGCGGCTCTGTTTTTTCTACAAGCATTTGATCATAATGCTTTGCTTCGTTTTTTGCTGTTTTCTTTAAGTTAAATCCCATAATTGTCTCCAAATATTCTATTCATTTTAGTTCAATATTTTTTACTTTCATCCTTTTAATGAGGAATGAGAATTTGTTGCGATCTTCTCTATATCTGTCTGTTCTCAAGAGCTTGCGCAACTTGTGATCCTGTGCCTGAGCCTATCGGTCCTTGCATACCCATCCATGTTCTTTCATTCGACTGTGGGAAGACGCCTGTGTCCACTAATCTACCAGCAGGTAATACATTAGCATTCATATTAATTGCTGAATAACAGGCTCCGGCGAGCGCATCGCAGTTATGCACGTTTAGTCCGTTTGCTACAAACGACTCGTCTTCTTCAACTGATATATTAGAAATCAAATATTGGGTACTATATACTGATTGATCAACATCAGTTGCATTAGTTTTTTCTATTTTGTCAACTTTACAGGCTAAAAACCCATTCACAAATTTGTATTTTGGCTTATTGAATTTAGAAATATCTTTCTTAATAACATAACCCAACATCTTTGACAATCTGTTAAATGAATATGCATCTTGCACCCTAACATTAAACAAATCAGCATTATACTGGTATACTCGATTTTTAAAACTACCTGATCTTCCTTTTCGCCTAGATATACTAATTGAACTTACAATTTTTAAAGACAATAACAATTGTTGTATTTGGTGAGCCATTTTTTCAGAAGATGTAGTAAAAGTAATCTGTTTTTTCTTTACAAATGAAACCTCGGACCTAGTTCCATCACCTTCAAACAACCCTCTTAGAAGATAGGATTTAAATTCACGAGAAGCGGAAAACACAAATAAGGGAATTTCTTTATGAACAGCAGCTTTATGCCCAAACAAGTCTAAAAATAACAATTTAATTAACTGGCTATTAATAAAAAGTTGACAAGCATTGTTATTTTGCTGAATGCTAAGAAATCGTTTTCTATCACCAAAAATATCAGATAAATATGTAGATAACTTAAGGCGGATCGATGACTCTTTAATGTGGGAAGCAAATGCAATACCGTGGTCATGGAACGATCCCTCTGCTAAAAACAACCCAGATATATACCCAAATCCATAATTTAATGGAACATATCGTTTATGCCACTTGCTATTGCCATTATTTTGCCGTATATATTCTACGTCCAATTCCGATTTATTGACCCGGCTGTAATCATCAAAACTAGACCCCATAATGTTCGCATGCACTTCAACTTTTACTTTATTATAACGCTCTAGATCAATTGTCTTTTTTTGTTTCTTTGGTTTAGGATATGACCGTAGGATATAATCATCTTTTCTTATTTGAGATACAGGAATCCATTCAACCTTATTATCTCGTAAGCAATGTATAGGATGGTTAGACGTGGCAAACAATGAGAACGAGTAATGAGGCTTTAAACAATATAAATCATCATTTGTAAAACGTGCAGAAACTCCAGTAACTTTTTTAAATTTACCAGTATGCGTTAAAACCTTTTCACCAATTCTTACATCTTTTATACATTTTATTCCTTTAGGTGTGTGTATCAGTGTTTCTGGGAGCACACACATATCATCTGTCTTTGTTCCATCTCCATCTTTTTTAGGTCCAATTCTATAACCTCTAGGAAGAACTTTCTTTTGAAGAGCAATAAGTTCATTCCGCAAAAGCAGAGATTCAGGTCCATCCTCTGGTATAATTAACTTTTCCGCATTAATTAATTGCTGCAATTCAGAATAAATAATCATCTTATGTGGGTTAGTAAATCTTGTTTCCTTGCTTGGCAAACCAGCCTTTTGAAGTCTAAGTTTAGACTCAAGGCTGTTCCATGCGTCGAATGTGACCATACCTACACGAAACATCCGTTTTAGAGCAATAACAAATTCATCTACTACGCTAGCAATAATAGGCTTATTTGCCGTAGGGTGCCAACACTTTAATAAATCAACAACAACCCTATAATCCGCCTGACGAGTTTTTTCATCAAGAAAAACTTCTTTGTGTACAAGAGCAAGAGCATAATTATGACTTGTGCTTGCAGGATCTAAGTGTAAGAAATACACCTGCCCCGCTCGTCCCATAGGCTTAAATTTCATATTGCCCTTAAAACACTTATTGACAAACTCTTCACTAAAGAAATTCTCACCAGCAAGTCCACTAAATTCAGCGCCAAATTCCATGTTAAACTCTTCTTCGCTCATCTGCCCATAAGTCGATTTCAATGCCTCGTGTGATCGCTCTGGAATTACATCCCACGTAGGCAATCGGCAGGCCAACCTTGACGGATCTAAATCAGCAGTAGAAAAAAGCTCCCAGAATTTACCCTCTTTGCCTCTCGGAGATGAAATGCTTATAATTTTACCATCAAAAACAACTTTATGTATGTCTTCGCCGTCCATGTCCTTAGTAATATTACCTTTTTTATCTAAAACTGGTTCACTACGAAAATAAGTCGCAATAGCAGGAGTTAGAGAAGCATATATACGCTCACCGCCTGCATCGCCACCAGTGTTTTTATACGAAGCGACCTCATCAAGCATTAAAACAAATATACTTTTACCTAATAAGGTACTTGAATTACTATGACCAACTTCAATTACAATCGAACCATTTGTTGCTCTACCCATATTTCGACTAGCAAAATGTGCATTATCTTGCTTGTCTCTGTATGTCAACAAACGAACACTCTCTTGAGTGAGGCCATCTTTAATATATTTGTCTGAAAAATATTTACTGGCAAAAAGCTTATGTTGAATTTCCGCGAATGCAACTACTGCCTGTGCATGAGAATTAGCTACCGTAAGCAAATGAATTGGGTTGCCAGCACCGATATTATAATACGCATATGGATCTCCGCCAGGACACTCAAGCAATTTCATTGCCTCATATAAAGCAATAATAGACATAGTATAGTCTTTTCCAGACCTACGACCCCAAACTAAAACCAATTCACGAAACACATCACCATCAAAATACTTCTTAAGCACGTTGCCACGATCTGCGTTTATCAATCCCAAATCATTACACAATATTATCTCTTCGTCAGTTAATTGGAGATGCTCGTTTCCCCGCGAACCACGATAAAAAACTTTTAATATCAACTGCTGCGCAGGTTTGAGCTTCATAGGATTTTTTTGATAAGGAAATCCTAAATAATCTTCACTATTACAGAACTCTATAATATCAGGTATATAAGGTTCTTTGTTCAACCCGATAGAATCTTTGATATCTGATATCAATGAACCAATTGATATTTTTTGCTTTTTTTTCCCTGCCATTATTCAATATTCCCTATACTAATCTCAAATCCTACTATTGAAGATACATCTGCAAAATCTTGAGAAACTTTTACTTTATTTGAACTCAAGAAATTATCCACAGATCCAAAATAACGTGCAACGTGGCTTTGTAGCGTTGACACAAAACTTATTAATTCATTATGAGGTTGAAAATATCTACTTACAACAATAAAATATGTTAATTCAATATCATTGCGTAAAGTAAGCTTATCTAAATCATTAACATCAATATCAGAGTCTTTTAAATGCCTCTGCATAGTCTGAACTAACTTAAAAGCCTTCTCAGAGTCACTTCGTGCACTTCCGATATCATCACTAATAAGTTTATATTCTGCCGCTTTTATCATCTTGTTTAATTACATCAAGTAAATGCAATATCCTCTGAAAACATACGATAATCATACACAACGCCATCGTTGTCCTTTTGTCTCGCTCGTATATAATATTTTCTTGTTCGATCTAGGAATTGAGAAGATTTTGACACATATCGCATACGTCTTGTTAAAAAATTAGACCCTATTCCTTCTGGTGGCAAAACTTTGAACTCATCAACATCTCTTTCAAAGAACCAATTTTCTTGATCTTCGTTGCTATGGATATCAAACAATATTTCAGAAAAAACAGCATCTGCTCCAATTTGTAAATCAAAATGATAAAATACAAATTTCTTTGCTTCATCCAAAATATCAAATTCAAATTCCCAATACCCAACATCAAAAAGATTTTCAGCAGAAACAGGTTTTGCAGGATCCGTAATAGCAGCAAGAATTTCACTTAATTGAAAATTATTTTCTGTTAAAAATTCATCAAGTGTTATTGTAATAGCTTTAGGGTCTTTAAATTTATTCCTTTTTTCTATATAGCGAAAGAATTCATTAGTCACCGGCTGTAAATCTGAATTAATAACATCAAGAGTCTTTGAATTATATAAACTATTAGAAGGCAAAAGTAAATCAACTTTCGTATTAACATCTTTACTTCTAACTATATTGTCTCTAACTCGCTCAAAAGCATCTTCAACGCGATATAAATAGGCAATAGTCTTGCCCAAATCTACAGACATCAGCCGCCAGCTTTCATTTTCATTCAATGTTGCCATTTAAACCTCATTTGAACCTTTAGACAGAAGACGCTGTATCTAGAGCAAAAAGCACTCTAGTTAGAGGATCTCCAAATATATTAATAGTCCAATCTAAAAAACGTGTACTAAAAAGAGCAGCCTCACCAATAGTAGCTTTTTCTATTAATGTCTTAAAGAAAGGACGTGGACTAAGAAAACCATCGAATCCAGGACTCGACATTGCACCGGCGGTTGCCATATAATCTGAACGCATGGCTAACGCAGGCCATCGCCTATCGCTTGCATCCCTGACTGTCAAAGAACCGTCATAATCCGCATTATAAAAAAATATCCTTGCAGCATTACTATTCCTAAAGAACGAAAGACTTCCTCGATCCGCAAACCACGACCATGTAAAAGAATCATCCTCAACAAACGGGAGTACAACATCGATATATGGATCCAGAAAGATAGTAGAAAAAAGCTCCAATTGAGTGTTGGCAAATTCTTTTTGGAGAAAATCTAAGATATCATCTTGATAAGCAACAGCATCTGCTCCCAAAATACCTGAATAAGGATCAACATAAAATTTACCTGTAGCCGATGGCACTTTTTGAAATTCTTCTGTTTTGTCAAGAAGATCTTCACAAATCTCTTTTGTAGGAGCATCGATACGTGAAGAGATTAAAGCAAATTCGGAATCTGTAGCATCAAAATGCTTAAAGGAAGCCCTATCATAAAGATAGTTCCTTACCTTTTTACTAAATGAATGATTTAATCTGGAAACTCTTGACGTAGCTGCTATAATATCATTTCCATCCTTAAAACCACCTGGAACATTAAAACCCAGAACAATAGCCCAGATTGTATGATTAAGCAAAGAGCCAGAAGAAATAGCACTTTTTATTGGGTCAAGCACCTCTGAATTAAAAGTAGCTTCATTGTCTAATATTTCATTCGTGCTGCACGGGACAGGAACTAACTGGTGCGTTTCTAAAGAATGAATAGACTTATATTTGTTAGCGACAGCCAAACTATCACTATCCCCTGAGCGATAGACAAATATAACATTCTCTTTGTTGAGGCTCATTTATATAACCCGATAATTGTTATTTAATTATCGAATTATGAGCTAAATCCCTCTTATATCCCCGTAGAGCCGTAACCACCACCTCTGTTGTCTTTTAAATCTTCCTCGGAAAACTCTTTCACCTCTTCAATAGAGTATTGTTCAACAGGTTTCAGCACTCCTTGTGCAATACGATCTCCATTAAAAACCTTAAACCCTTCTGTTCCCAAATTAAAAAGAACAATTTTAATCTCATCAAAAAAATCACTATCAATTGTACCCGGGCTATTGATAATTGTAATACCATGTTTAAAAGCGAGTCCACTTCTGGGTCTGACTTGAATTTCGTATCCTTGGGGAATTAAAGCAGCAAGTCCTGTATGAATAATACATTTTGACATTGGAAGGACATATTCCATACCAGGACGTTGCGATTCATCAACTGGGACCATGGCATGAAAATCAAAACCTGCTGCATGTGTAGAATGGTAAGCAGGTAAATACGCACCTAGTCGCAATTTCTGGAATTTAAGAACTGGACGTTCTGCCACTATGCTCCGCTTCCACGTCATATATTCTACTGATGCTGAATCCATCTATTTGCTCCTTCGCAATAATCATAACATACATTTTACCACTTAACTACATCTAGACCATCCACATCCTTTACACTGGCAACAACCTTCTACTCTAACTAATTCACCTTTGCATTTAGGACATAACTCACCAGTAACCTTAACACCATCTTTAATATATTTCTTTAAGACTCTGGCAATAGCTTTAGCAGGCGACTGAAGATCGCCTCGGCATTTCTCAAGCTGATGCACCACAAATGAAGCATCTGCTCCATGACGAAATGCCGTACTGATCATACGAGTCAGTGCCTCTTCTTCATCCGAGCAATACGAAGACATATTTTTCAATTCAATATCATCTTCAAACAAACCATGGTATCTGCCACGTGATTCACGAATCGTTGCCCCTGTCAAAGAACCTCGTTTAGAATTAAACCCATTATTTCCCACAAATACCTCATATGGTTCATTGTCTTCTTGTAAAGTTCCGACAACAACAAAATAATGCTCACCTTTCACTGTTGTAAAAAATAATTCTGAAGGCAACGACTTAGGACGCTTTGGCGCATGTGTCTTAACAATCTTTACATTTCTTTGTGTTTCATCGAACAACACACCATCTCGACAACCTTCCCGATAAGCCGTGAAACCCTTGCAACCCTTTTCCCAAGCACGCATATATACTTTGGATATTAAATCTTCAGTAGCTTCATTAGGAAGATTACATGTTTTAGAGATAGAATGACAAATCCATTTTTGTGCAGCGGCTTGAATATCAACGCTCGCCATCCAATCTACATCCCTAGATGTGGCACCATAATACGGTGATTCTTTTATATCTTTCTTTCCTGTAGCATCCATCCATCTTTGGACACCATGGTGAAACACAGAAAAATGTTGCCACTGATCGCCAAGATTATCTGTAAAATCTACTTTTGCATTCATGTCACCTGGTGTTATTTTTTTACGACGAGTATATTCAAGCAAATAAGCAGGTTCAATTCCTGATGTTGTCTGTGTTAGCGTGGAGACAGTACCTACTGGAGCCGTCGTCGTTAAAGCTATATTACGTCTTCCATATTTACTATGTAATTTAGATAACTCTTCATCAGCAGACAACACTCTATCAAGAAATGGATGATTTTTTTCTATTTTTTTATCAAACATAGGAAAAGCACCACGTTCTTTAGCAAGAATGCAACTAGACTTGTATGCATTAACCGCCAGTGTCTTATATATAGCCTCTGTAGTCTCTATAGACTCTACAGAGCCATATGTCAAATTCAAAGCAGCAATAGTATCCCCTAATGCCGTAACACCCAATCCAGTGCGTCTACCTTTCCTGCAAGTATCTAAAAACTGATTCCACATATCAAGTTCAATTTTCTTAATATGCGCAGCCTCTGGATCACTCTTAACTTTCTTAATAATTCTTAAAATTAAATCAATTTCTATATCAATCAAATCATCCATTAAGCGTTGAGCTTTCTGAGCAATTTCTGAGAATAAATCAAAATCAAAAACAGGTTTTTTACTAAAAGGATTTTTCACAAAACTCAACAGATTGATAATTAATAATCTACAACTGTCTATACCCATGACAATCTCCCCGCAAGGATTTGTGCTGCGATTACGAAAAGAATCATCTATTTCAGCATAAACATGAGCAGGGCTATACGTGTTCATGGCATCCCAGAATAACAAACCTGGTTCAGCACTTTTCCACACCGAATGAGTCAATTTTTTCCATAATTCTTTCGCCGATACTTCACGACGAATTTTTGGATTATCGGAATCAACAGGCCAACGTAGTTCAAACTGCTCATCATTTTTTACTGCATTCATAAATTCATCTGAAATACGAATAGATATATTAGCTCCAGTGACTTTCTTCAAATCCTGTTTAATACTAATAAAAGTTTCAATTTCTGGATGATTAACAGCAATAGACAATAAAAGCGCTCCTCTTCGTCCGCCTTGTGCAACCTCTCTACACGTATTACTAAACCGCTCCATAAATATACCTATGCCATCAGTAGTACGAGCGGCATTTTGCACAGTAATCCCTGAAGGACGAATATTACTGATATCAAACCCCACGCCAGCACGTCTTTTTTGCAGATGTACCATTTGTTGATCAGTATGGCAGATCCCTGCATAGCTATCAGCAGGAGATTCAACTACAAAACAATTGCCTGCACTCTGGATCTGATAAGGATTCCCAATAGCACTCATTGGAGAACCTTGAGGTACAATATACTTAAAATCTTTTAAAAGTTCATAAATCTCTTCCTCTGGCATAGGATTATCGTATTTGCTTTCAATCTTCGCAAACTCTTTGGCAATACGATGATGCATATCGTCAGGCGTCAATTCATCAAAATTACTATCTAAATCCCGTAAAGCATATTTATCCACAAACACCTTTGCCGCCAAGTCATCACCATTAAAGTACTCAAGTGACTTCTCAAACGCTTCTTTATAAGAATATTTAGTTTTTTTATCAATATCATTAACGATGATCTCAGGCTGGACGGCAATAGCTACGGGCATTAAAATTCTCCAAATCTATAAATAATAAATAATAAATCGTGCATCATCAATATCGTCGATATCCATTTCAATTCCTTCTACGAAATTTTACAAATTTCTTTATCACATATAAAACCCGCAGTTATATGATTCTAGGGCACAAAAAAAAATATTGACAGTTAGATCTCTATCTACAAATTACTGATTGTGATGCAAAATCTTCTTCGTAATATACTCTCGATCAACCTTTTCTGCTCCACCAAACATCCTCACAGCCTCTTCTATAGTATACCTATCTTCAAACACTTTGTTTTCAGAGCAATTAATAATCCTACGTCCGCATTTACAATCCCTAATCCACTCTAAACCCTTAATACAGTTTCTGAGTGTATGGGACTTATGCATAGGATTGACCCCATAGAAATCCGTCTTATCATCTCTGTAGCAGCAATCCATCGAAACAAGCACTATAGGATCGCAACCCAACAAATAAGCTGTTTGAAAAGCGAGTGGACCTGTAGATCCTCTGCCTTTTAGAAGAGATGGGTTGTCTGGTAAATCATAATCTCCAGTAGACAGTTTAAAATGATAAAAACGTCCTTGTATGTCTGCCTTGTCACGACAATATTTAATTGCCTGTGTTTTCAAGATACGGTGTTTGTCTGTGTGCCATAATTGCAAATCTTGCCAAATTAATAAGTGTGGATCGATTTTATAGAAAATTCTATTAATTCCCACAGAAAAATAAGAACTAATTAATTTTAAGTTATGGTCATTAAGTGAAGGCCCGTTGCCAAGCACGAAACACGGGGTGCCTGCTAACGCATTACGCCAGTTTTTCACTAAATGAACATGTCCAACTGTATATCTTTTCACTCTTTTTCTAATCACCATTAGTTATATTTCGGACATAATTACTTATTAACTGAAAGCTTTTGCGTGAAAGAACTTTTTCCAAGATTCAGGAACATTTGGCACCATTGATGTATACAAAGGATGCCATGCGGGTTTTGCAGGACGTTTCTTTAATTTTAATCCTGCCTCTACTGGCGTCTTGTTACCTTTTTTAGTATTCATTTCTTTAGATGATATCACAACATTATCCCATGAATGATTACCACCTTTACATTTTGGCACAACATGATCAATTGTAGCATCGTGGAGACGTAACTTCTTACCGCTATACGCACAACGAAAGCCATCTCTTACCAAAAGATTCTTTCTTGTTAGTTTTACTTCATAAACAGGAATCTTGTCATAAGATTTCAAAATAATAATTTCTGGAGCACGAATGTTTTTTTTCTGTGTCCTTATAAAAAAATCTCCATCTCTAGGCTCTAGCTTGATCCATGATTCCCAATCATAAAGGTTATAATCATCATGATCCATAATCATAGCCGAATCGTTAAAAACCTTAATAAGAGCATGTTTCACAGTATCAATATAAACAGGTGCCCAGTTTTTATTCAAAATTAATGTAGAACGATTTAATACATTCACTCGTCTTCACCAAACAAACTTTTAATCTCTTCTATAAAAATCTTACTATGATCTAGGAATTTGATAAAAACCATATGATCATATTGCTGTGCTACATTGACCATAACACTAGCCACTGCATTTCTATCTAATCTACCTATTCCTGTCCCAAGCCCTGGAATTGCTATCGAATTCATTTTGTCTTCAATGGCTTTTTTTAATAATTTATGCATCAATGTATTAACTGTATGAATGCTTGTTAATCCACCAGGATATTGCATCGTCACTGCATGGTATATCTTTTTTACACTTCTTCGACTTAATTTACCAGGACCAGTTGCATAAACATCTCCTGCTTCAAATGGCTTGCCCCTTTTTTTAACCAATGCTTTTGCTTCTTCAGAAATTAATACACCGCCATCGGTAGAGATAGCACCAGCTACACCTTTCCCCATCACTCCGATGCCATTTGCGGCATTCACAATTACTTGGCATTGAGGACGAGTAATCGTGCCAACTTTTGCTTCAATCATAAGCATAATCTAATCAAACATTAATTCTTTACTTGACAATGAAGAAATATATTTATAAATATCGTCTCCAAAGAAGTCTGGATTACGATGAATCTTATCACGTAAACGAGGTAATATATTTTTATGCATTTGACTTACTCTGGATTCAGACAACCCAACATATTGGGATACTTTATCCATTGTAAACTCTCTGTAATAATACAAATAAACAATCACCCGTTCGGTTTTATTAAAATTATCACCCATTAATTTACTGAAAAATTCAATTCTTCTTAACTTGGCATCTGGAGATTTGCAATCATGGTCTATTAGATTTGTATTAAATTCTTCTTTTACATCTTCCCCATGCAAGCAAAGAGACTCCAAGCTATTAAACATAACAGGGCGAAACTTTTTATGTTTTTTAGCAAATTCACCATCCACACTAAGGGCCACAGCAACCTCCTCATCCGTCACTTTTCTCAATGTTTCCGATTGCATGATGCCTTTTTGAGTATCAAATTTATCATTATTTAATCTCACACTACGAGGAACAATATCCAGCTTCCTTAACCAATCAATCATTGATCCTCTAATACGACGGGATGCATAAGATTCAAATTTAACACCCATCGTCATATCAAATTTATTAATTGCATCATATAATCCATCTACCCCCAAAGAAGAAAGTTCTTCTGCACTTACATGATACTCAAGCCGCTGAGCAAGTTTATGAGCAATTTTATTAACAAAAGAAAGATAATGCTCAACAAGTTTATTTCTAGTTCTAATGTTGCCAATTTCTTTATATCTAATCCACGTCTTTTCTAGATCTTTTTTATTCATAAAATATATTACGCTCCTTTTTAAACTGTAGTTTATTGTACAACAAATTTTATCACTAAAAATTTCTCTGCGATAAGATATCTCCAGAAATTAAATTGTTATGTTATTGTGATGAAACAAAGGATGTAAATCTCATGGAACCTATAATTACCTCAATGCTGGATAATGATTTGTATAAAAAGGAATTTATTAAATATAATTGTAATAGTCATTATCATGGACCATTACATTTATACATTAACAGATTTTGATGGAAATCCTTTTTATGTTGGACAAACAAACAATCCAACCAAACGATATAAGCGACATATATATGATGCCAAACAAGGCGGTAAGTTTTATGTTCATAACAAAATACGAAAAATGCTTCGTGAAAACTTAGGGATAGATATACAAATTTTAGAAAGCAATATCAATGATCAAAATATTAATAAACAAGAATGTTTTTGGATCGCTCATTTACGAGCCAAAGGCGTAAAATTATGTAATACAGCGACAGGCGGTAGCTTTGGAATGACACCAGAAATGCAAAAAGCCGCTGGTGAGAAACGGCGAGGACAAAAAAAATCAGAAATTACAAAAAAAAGAATAAGTGAAACAAAAAAAGGAAAGCCCTTGAGCCAAGCACACTGTAAAGCTTTGAGTAAAGCTTGGTCACGCACTGAAGAACAACTTAAAAACCAAGCAATAAAATCCTCAAAAACATCAAAAGGAAAAATCAACATAGGGCTGTTTCAATGCACCGACCCAAATGGCAAAAAACACATAACTCATCAAGGATTAACTGTTTTCTGCGAACAACACAACTTAACTATAGCTAATATGTCAAAAGTTGTTCACGGCCAACGTAAACACCATAAAGGATGGACAATTAAAAAAATTCAACAAGAAGACGCAACAAATGGAACCAATCATAACAAGCATACTTGATGAAGATTTATACAAATTTTCACAACAATTAGCAATATGCCAACTGTATCCAAATGCAGTAGCCACCTATACTTTTATCAACAGAGGAAACACATATTTCCCTCCTTCTTTTGCCACTGAATTAAACAATCAAATTCAGACACTCGCTGAGTTAAAAGCAACTCCTGAAGAAATTGAGTTCTTGCGAGAAAAATGTTATTTCTTCAGTCCAGTATATTTAGATTTCTTAGCAGGATATAGATACAACCCTGACGAAGTGCATGTTACACAAAGCGACGAACATTTATCAGTAAAAATTGAAGGGCCGTGGTTTCGTGCCGTCCTGTGGGAAGTAAAACTTTTAGCTATTATCAGCGAATTGTATTTCAAATTAAGTCAAAACATAGAGATGACAGAAAGTCATATTCTGTCTCCTATGGAAGCGCTTGAAAGAGCACAATCTAAAGCAGAAAAACTTATAGAACACGGATTAGTATTCGCTGATTTTGGCACTCGAAGAAGATTCTCCAGACAAATTCATGAAGCGGCGTATAATGGGCTAATTCAAGGCACCTTAAATACGGACAAAACAGCCAACGTACCAGGCACATCAAATGTAAAATTGGCAATGATGAGCAACACAACACCAATTGGCACCATTGCACATGAATTTATACAAGGAGTGTCAGCACTAAAAGGCTTACGTCGTGCTAATGCCTATGCAATGGAAGATTGGATAAATGTATATCAAGGCGATCTTGGTATAGCATTAACTGATACCTTTGGGACCAAAGCATTTTGGGAAGACTTTGGCACGAAATATGCAAAATTATTTAACGGGATCCGCCAGGATTCAGGGAGTGCTATAGATTTTGGACATCAAGCTATTAAACATTATGAAAAGCTTGGGATTGACCCGCTAAGCAAAACGATAGTTTTTTCTGATGGATTGGATGTAGGTTCTGCCATTAATATTCACGCAGCTTTTAAAGACAAAATCAAAATGGCATTTGGAATTGGAACACATTTTTCTAATTCAGTCGGATGTAAACCCCTGAACATTGTCATCAAATTAACCCAAATGAATGGCATTCCAGTTGTTAAACTTAGCGACTCTCCAGGCAAAGAGACTGGTGATCCAAAAGCTATCGAATACACCAAATGGATCTTTGGGATACAATAAAATGAAAATCGCACTTGGACAAATTAAAGTCTTCCCGGGAGAGCCTGCTCGCAATGTTAAGTTTATCAGGCTGGCGATACAACAAAAATCAGACGATGCTCACAGGAGCGTCCACCGAGACAACAGGATCGTGCTTTGGCTCATGTTTAATCGTATGTTCTACACGACCTTTCATTTTCTTACGAGCAGATGAAATAATATCAATTGTAGAAGATGATTGAATACCATGAGCAGCACCGCGATCAACTCCATCCCCAAATACATACTTTCTATCTGCTTCATATAGTTTAGTTTTTGCTAATTCAGTTGTTTCTACGGTTTCAACAATTGCTTTCTTATGAACAAACATCTGATAAACCACAAATACAGCACCAATAACAAGGATACCTAATCCTCCCCACGCAATATAAGTAAAATATTTACTAACAGTTATAGCTACAACTAAAACGCTAGAGCATATTACAATGCCCATGATTCCCATTTTAAGACTACCGAAAAATATTAATGCACCAGATACACCAATACCAATTACAGCAATTACAATTAGATAAGTAAGCATTTTTGTCGCTAAAGAATTCTTCTCTGCAATCGCCTTATCTCTTTCTCCTTCAGCTTCTTGAGCATTGCTAACAGCTTTTGTGTATTCTTTTTCCATTTTTACTGCTTGTTTGTTCGCTTCGTTTAATTCTACTAATGAACGACCTAAGCCCTGAGATGCGACTTTTAAATCGTCAGCCGTATTATCTAAATTTACAGTACTTTCTCTAATGATGTCAAAGCGTGGAACTAACACACCAGCAAGATCAGGAGATTCTTGCTCTGCCATATTCATTTCTGATCTAATAATTTTTGTATTAGAAAAAATAGCTTCAGATGATTCATCCACTACTATTTTTGCTTCTTCGACATTTTTACGACTAGCAAGAGTGGTTTTAGCAACATCAAACTTTTGTAATTTCGTTTGAGATAGTTCTGATAACCATGGACAGCCTGTTAAAGATAAAAAAACAAACCACAGTATAAGTGACTTTCTTCCCATATCATTAATTTTTACAAACGGGAAAGATTATCCTCTATCGAGCACATTCATAAACTGTATTAATGTCCAAGTAAATCCTGCTGTTGCAAACCCAGAAATAGGCCACATAAAATAACCTATAAAAATAAATAAAAATATTTCAACAATCAATGTTGTCCAAAACGACAAACACACGGTGCAATAAAAAACTTGAGCAGCACGCCAATGAATCCAATCATGAACAAATTTCTTCAGATTAATGCAGATATATTTAACTGGCCATTTTCCACTGAATTCGACCAATAAAATAGCTAACCCATAAGACGCTAACAATGAAAAAAACATTTATTTCCTACCAGGTCTTTTTACGGCTGCTGATCCCGTAACAACTTCCCATTTGCTGGGCTTTCGTTTCGGAGGATGATCTTTTTCCCATTTTAATTTTGCATATTTAACAATCGCCAAATGCAAACGAGTAATTTCTTCTCGATTGTCATCACCAATAGGACACTTATCGAACCAGCCCCATTCATTCAATACCCCATATTCTTTAGCTTCTTTGCCACCAACAGCCAAAGTGGGATCTGACTTTGCTGCACAAATATCCATATAAACTTTTTCCGCCCAGTCTTCAGCTAATGATTTTAACTCTTTATCAAGCATTTATTTTTCTCGTTTAAATGTTCTCCAGAACAACACAAAACAATTTATTTGACGTACTATGAAAAAAGAAAAATACTTACAAGGCGGAATCGAAGGAATCTCAATAGTATTTATTCTATTGGTTGTTATTGCTTACCTTCTATTTTACGAGGAAGATCCTTTACTTTCACCTGAGAATATTTTCGTCGCACGAGTCATTTTTTCTGAAGCTGCTCTTCAATGTTCAGACGACGAACGCCATTTAGTTGCTTTAGTTATTAAAAACAGAATTAATCATCCTGGCTTCGGTCAAGGCAAACTCTCGTCTATGCACGATGTTGTTACGCAGGCAGGGGCATTTTCCTGCATTGATGACACAAATAATAATAACTGGGCAAGAAGCAAACATTTCGCAGATTTTAATGAAAAAGAAAACACCATATGGAAACAATGCCTCTACTTAACACAAAATGACCTTACAGGTCCAACAGATGTAGTCTATTTTCACGATAAAAGTATTAACAAGCCATCAAGTTGGGACAACAAGTGGTGGACTGCCCACAAAAAAACTGAGACTGAACACTTTATATTTTATAGTATAACCAACCGATAATAAATAATGCCCTCTTGTTGCAACAGAATCATCCAAAAACCCAAAGCATACCACAGATTACCATTGGCTGATTTATCAGCCAGGCGCAATGCATGCAGAAAGTGTAAATTCTGCACAAAATGCGATGACCAAAAATTCGCACGATTCCAAGGTCTATGCCATACAAGCAAATGCCGAAAAGTAAATTTAGCAATTTCATTGATTACAATCGATTCATCCTTTGCATGCCCAATTGGTAAATTTAAGGCACTTACAAAATAGTTTGTTTATTTCTTTTTCTTTTGCGTTTATTTTTCTCCTCTTCGGCTTTAGCAATATCAGCAGCACGCATAGACCTTTTTTTCTCTACTCTACTTCTGTGTTTCTTCATCATTTTACGTCCAATTTTGTTCATTTTAACTGCCTTTGCATTATGAATTCTTCACGCCATTCAAGACACTGATCATATATCTCATCTAGTATCGACCAATCAAGATCAGGTTGTTCAACTTCTTCTGGTGTATTCTTTGGCGTAGAAGCAATATTATAGGAATTCATAAACACCTGGCATAAATCTCTACCCTTTTCATCTTTAATTGGCTCATGATACTCATAATCCACCATTGGCGTATCATATTTACCTGTTTCCTTGTGATAAATCCATATTTTCTTTTTCGTAATTATTTTCTTCCAAAACACAGAGCAAACCTGTGGTTCTGGCTTTGTACGATTATGAGGAGCTTTTGCAAACCATTTCTCAAATCTTCTTTTATGTATTCTTGACACATTAATCACTGCCTTGATTACTTTTAATTTTTTGTATGTCTCGTAATCACAAGGCACAAACATTCCAAAACTAGTCTTGAACATAACAGGTCTCCTTTCAAGAAGAGGTTAAAAGTTGCAAATCACGAAAAAACCGCCGGTGCTCACCACTAATTAAAGCGGTAGCGACGGCGGTAATGCTGTCCAAATCTGGCTCACACCAGACTTTATGCTTAATATTTGCTTTCTCTAATTTAGCAATCCACTTACAGAGACGCTGCTCGTCTCTAACAGCAGATAAAACAAGATGTGGATGATCAGATATCTACGGGTCGTAAAAAGCTTGAGAAGCTTCTATAACTGCATGACATGACTGCACAGCATTAACAGGAAATGGCAAATCTCTGCGAGTAATTACATAAATGTAATTTGGTTCAATCTACGGGTCTTTATACATTATTAAACTCCTTTTACATGTTAAATCGGATTAATTTCTTCTGGAGATTCTTTTTTTGCTGACCACCACTCTTGATATCTTTTATTATCTGCAATAATCACATCGAAAAAATATTGTCTGCTCTTGTCATATAATTCTTGGCATCCTTTGTTGCACACAAAATCTCCATCTGGACTCACAGAAATAGCATTAGTTTCATCAATAATCACCTTCGAACACGCACAACATTTCATCGAGAGTCTCCTCAAATGTAGAGTTTGTAGCAAAATAGAAATCCGACATTTCTCTTAAAAATTCATTATGAAGAGAAAAACCAGAGGCATCAGCTACAACTGAATCAACCCCACATTTAGGACATAAAGCTGTAGAACCCACTTTATTTCCAAAAGCCATATCCCTATCAATCCACACATCGACATCTTCAGCAGGAAAAGTTTCAAGGCAATGAAAACAACCACACCAATTGCTTCTTTTAATTTCCTCTTTATTATGAATTGAATGCCTATGGGCATCTTGCAATAATTTAATTTTTTCTTTCATCTAGTGCTCCCGCAGGGAATCGAACCCTGAGAATTTGGTTTAGAGTCAAAATCTGGTCCCAACAGACGCCAGGAGCGATACACAAGATAAATTACCCCTAAACCTTCTGGAGTTAGTCTTTAATTGTTTTTACTCAATTGAGAACTTTTTCCTGATAAAGTTCATCCTCGTCCATATAGGCAAGATACCATCTTCAATAATCGTCTTTTCAGGATCAGCAGCTACAATTTTATGCCCAGCCGGTTTATTAAGCGTCTGATAGAACCAATCTACATGATCTACATTATCTGGAATTATGATTTTAGGATTACGAGTCAATGATTTCCACGATAATGTAATCCATTTAGACCTATATACTGCATCGCATAAAACGAGATTATTTACTCGTAAACCTCTAAGCTTCAATTGTTTACATAATTGCATTGCACCCCAGCCACCGCCCCAACTATATCCTGCAACTAGAATTTTAGCATGAGGATCTACGTTTCTTTTATTCTATATATTTCCTCCATTTTCTTTTTATCCGGCAAAATAACATCTTTCGCCAAACCAACACATTTTAATAATTTAATTGTTAAATATGTCGTATCTATTTCATACCATTTTAATCCATGTGCTGCTGAACGTTGAAAAGCATGGTGGTTATTATGCCATCCTTCTCCAGCCGTCAAAAAAGCAAGCCACCAGAGATTTGTTGAACGATCTTTAGTCTCAAAAGTCTGATAGCCCCACGTATGAGTTGCTGAATTCACTAACCAGGTAATATGATACACAATTACTGTTCTTACGCAAACACCCCATAATAAAAAAGGCCATCCCCCAATGAGGAATAAAATAATCGCCAATAAGATTTGAGGCACCCAAAACCATTTATTCATAAATCTATGAAAAGCATCTTTATATAAGTCATGAGTAAACTCATATGGTCCATAACTTGGCTTATCTTTACACAATGTCCAGAAAATGTGAGACCACAAAAATCCATGATTAGGCGTATGAGGATCAGTATCCTCGTCAGAATGTTTGTGATGGACACGATGAACACCTACCCATCGCATAGGACTTCCTTGCCACGCCAAACAACCACATAAAGTTACAAAATATTCAAACCATTTAGGTGTTTTGAAACTACGGTGTGTCAATAGCCTGTGAAAACCCAATGTAATGCCAAAATAACCTGTTAGCCATAATAAAGGCAGGGTGACAAACATAGCAGGCCAAGAGAAGAAAAACAATGCAGCAACTGCACCTACATGCATTGCTGCGATACTAATAACAACTGGCCAGCTTACCCGTTTAAAGAAAGAAGAAATTTTCATCATAGATGTTTTACTTAGATAGATTGTTGAGAACTCTTAGCCTTTTCTAACAATTCAACAATATCTTTATGGCCATTTTTAGCAGCATATCCCATTGCTCTATCAAAATCAGTTGCACCACTTTGTATAAGTAATTCAACAAGATCAGCAATCTTAAGAAAATGACCAACTATAGATTTGTTATACCAGTTCATTTAATTAATGTATTCAACAATTATTGAGATAATCTTTGTTTCAACCTAACAAAACTGCCGAATATATTAAGTATGGATGCTAATTTACGATTGATTAATCTAGATGATTTTAAGATTAAAGGCACAACAGATGTTATCATAGATTTTTATCCAGATAGAAAGTTCAAAAGGGATATCGTTGTTTTCCTTTGGAAAAGAGAATCATTTGGCAACATTCAATTTTACAAATATTTCCAAAACTGTGATCAAAAAGACATTAGAGTAACAATACTATGCGTTAGAAATCTTTTTCCTATTGCGTCTCAAGTGGGTCATAGGTGCATTATGAATACTGCTTCTATACAAAACTGCATGAGTGGTTCAATAACAAAACATGGTTTAGAAAGACGCAGACTGTGGAACGAATATATTGATTTTGGCACATTAAATACTGGAGACATAAGAAAAGATTTTTGCATATATGTAAATAGTACGGATATAAACGATCTGATCACATTTTACCAAGATCGTCCTGTTCTTATGGACAAAAAATCATATCAACTTTTCGAGGATATCCAAGACGAGTTTCCAAAAAATGCTATTTGGTTTGAAGTAAAAGTTTTATCTCAACGATTCCTCGAAACCAATGTAATTAAAGAGGCAGTAGATAGCTGCGAAAACGCCTACGGCTTTGATAAAAATTCTCAACTATCCATTATCGCAAAACACGATTTAAACGATCATTTTTTATCTATGCAAATTTTGTGTTCATTAAAAAGATCTATGAGATTTATAGGAATAGCTGGTGCTGGGAGTCTATTTCTAACAACCCCATTGTTAAATACCGTTTTCATAGCCGATGCTGGAGATAACATATCTCCAGCAGGTCTCATGTTCAAAACATGCTTCAACGAACAAATATATGGTCTTCGAACTTTGGGAGGACAATATCTTCATAGTCATGAATTCCTCAGCTTTAAGAAATCGTATCTATGGGATTCTTTTTTGTCTGTTATCAATAATAAACAAAAACCTATAGTTCCAAAACTAAATGTTCAAGATTGCAGTTTTCCAACATTAACGCATGATTTTAGCCGTACAATCAGGGGACGTGGAATGCTTGATTGAAGCTCCTATGGGTTATATTCTTTGTTAGTCAATACGATAAGCAATCTTCCTATCTTCCGTGCAATTCGTTCCATAGCGTTAAACAGAAATTTTCTGTTAAGGTTTCTCTCCCCTTTAGAATTTTTATTAGGCAGATTAAAACCACCCCATGTCACATTATGAGTTTTTTGCACATCTTTAAAAAACACATTCCAATCCGCTGCCGTTCCACCAACATCCAGATGCAGTTCCATCATAGTTTGCACAGAACCCTGTATAATCTCTAAAGCTTTTTGTCCTTCTTGCAAGATAAACCGTTCTCCACCCTCGCAATCTATCTTAATAATATAAGGCTTAGAAGTATCTATTTTAAAATCATCAAACATTTGTGTTAATGTTTTACTTTCGACTGAATATTCTTTATTCTTCTGGGACTTCTTGAGACTTACATTCTTCTTCTGTATAAAATTTAGTGAGATCCCCTTTTAGTCCACCTTTTTTATAATATTTTTGTATCCACATTGGAGTCCCATCACCCAATGCTAGATTATAAGGCTCAAAAATATTACGTCCCCAAAAAGTTCTTTGTTCTCCTAAAAAATCAAAAATCTCTTTGCAGGGTTCAACAGCAATAATTCTAGTTTTTGGCAGAAGAATTTTTGCCATCATTACAACAGAACCAACGTGGCAACCTATATCAAGAAATGTATGTACATCATCTATACCAAACTTTCTTATATCATAGATATCATAATACCAAATATGACCACCCATCAAATAAGTTCCTTATATTCTTTGTTAGTCAATATGATATTCAATCTGCCTCTGTCTTGTTCAATCCGTTCCATGGCATTAAAGAGAAATTTTCTATTAAGGTTTCTCGTTCCATCAGGATTTTTCTTACGTGAGTCAAAAGCACCTAATGTCATGTTATGGGTCTTTAATACCTCCATCAAAAACATATTCCAATCTGCTACCGACCCACCAACATCCAGATGCAGTTCCATCATAGTTTGCACAGAACCCTGTATAATCTCTAAAACTCTTTGCCCTTCTTGCAAAATAAACCGCTCTCCACCCTCACAATCTATCTTAATAATATAAGGCTTAGAAGTATCTATTTTAAAATCATCAAACATTTGTGTTAATGTTTTACTTTCGACTGAATATTCTT